ATATATTTCATGAAGTTAGTTGCAACTTTAGCAGCCTCTGCTATCTTGTCTTCCTGACTGCTAAAGTTTTCCTCGGTAACATCTTTAAAGTTCTCGTAGGATTTCTTTACCTTAGTAGCTGTCTTATTCGCTTTAATTGCAACAGAGTCATCCGTAGGTGGTGCTGTAATGTTTCCTGTTAACCATGCTTTTCCGCCGCTAACACGGATTTTTACTGTGTCACCTGTCTTGCAATTAATCGCCATCTGTGCGGGGGTTTCATCTGCTCCACCGTCAATGTGGACATATGCTATTCTTTCATCAACACGAAGAACCTTTGCAACCGTGTCGTAAGGCTTTGTTTTGCTTTCTTTCATTGCCGAGGCAATCTCTTTTATGAAATCATTCAATGCTCTCTACCTCTTCCTTTGTCCGGCATCCATGTTCAAGCGACAAGGTTTGTGATATTATTCTGAATTTTCCAGTAAGGCCATGTCTCGGATAATTTAGAAAGACCACATCTCCTAAAAGAACGTCCTCGAAAAATCGCCGGCTGTACTGTATCGTTCTGGCAGGGTTCTGCAATTCTTTTAGTTTTCTAACAGCATAAGCCGCTATGCTTTCCCCTGAGGATAATTCAACGCCTGTTTCCGATTTCCACACTTCCCTACCACGATTTACCGTTGATAAAAAGCTATCTGGACTATCATCCCTTGCAATAGCCGCTCCGTAATCATCGTGTATCGCCATAAAACAATTTGGTGTGTCATACCAATTAAATGTGTCTGTTACGTCACACTCTATGATGTCGTTCGCGTTAATTCCCACCGTAAGACTGCTATTATTATCATTTGCGCAGATAACAATGCTTCCATCGCCAAGTATTCGTATCCGCCAACCAATAGCATCTAAAATATGCAGTGCCATTGTGAGCCTTGTTTCCCCATCTTCCGCAACGATGTTATCTGTAGTTATCGGTGATGTTCCCTCGACATACACGGGAGCAGGGATGCAATCATTAAACAGATTTTTAATCTGTTTTGCTCCGCTACCGGCTGGTGCATAATAACCACGCGGCAGAATCACATCATCTGCCGGCTTGAGAACGGAATAACAGTCAATATTGTAAGTTTCTCTCACACCATCAAGCTTTCTTTCTGGGAAGGCGGTCAGGCCAGTAAATAGCGCTACTTTTGCTCCCGACCCTCCCTGTTTGGCTTGCAGGTAAATACGGACCCAGCACTCACTATCTGTTATCTTTTCTGTCATTGTGACGGAGGCAGATTCCCTTAAATCTGACGTACTATCCCGGTCAATACTGCCCTCAGTAAATTCAAATTCTTGCTGGTCTGTCCACGTCTTGGGGTCAACTGTCGTCAAAATATATCTTGCTGAAAATCCTTTGCTCCAATCCATCACATCACCTCGATAGGATGCTCTGCGTTCCAC